AGAATGGCAGACACAAAGCGTGAAGCACAAAGTCGCTTACGTGTTGATGATGGACGGTATCAGTTTCAGATACACTGAAGAGACCGGGATTGTGTTTTCCGCTCCCGATTTTTATGTAAAGAATCTTATCCGGCGCTTGATGAGCTGCTACGGCGTGAGTTTGAAACCGATTATAAACGAATATAAATAAGAAACGATGAAGGCAAAAGTGATTATCGCTCAGGCGACGGCAGAAACAGTCGGATTTCTTTACGAACTGGTTAAGAGGATGGCAGAGAAAACGGCTATCAAGGCTTATCCGAGTGTGGACTATCAAGCCGTGTTCTTCCCGGTAGATAAACACGACCTGTCTTTTGTGAAGCGGGTATTGGCAGATAGGGACTTTCTTTTTAAGGTGGAAAATGCTGAATAATAACATTAAAAATTAAGTATATGAAAGTAATTCGAAAGTCAGGTAACCGTAATAGTTGGCAAGAAATGGATATCGAGAGCCGTCAGGCCGTGTATTTAGCGGAACGATTGGTAGAGGATAAACGCGGCGTAGAAACCGGAGGTAAACGCTACAACAACTGTACGCTGGAGATACGCTATGGAAACAATATCTATAATACACAGATTGACATAGTGGATAACGACGGCTTGGTAATAGCCTTCTACTCCGATGGCTATTTCTACGACAGTACATGTAAGCAACAAGTGGAATTATTCTAAGGCAAATAGATTGTGGGTTAGGACAGCCCGGAAAGATGGGCGGGCGATTAGTTCAGGCAGGTAGAACAGGCGAAACTTATCCATAGAAGCCATTGTCCCCGGTTCGAATCCGGGATCGCTCACAAGTAAGTAACAACAATAACGGATTAAAACAGATATAGAAATGAAGAGACGAATCATAGTTGAGCATGGGGAGGTAAAGCGGATCGCTTTACTGATGAACTGCACCTACGAGATGGTGTCGCATTCGCTGGCTTACCGGAAGGATACCAAGCTGGCGAAGGCGATCCGGAAAATGGCTTTGACGCGTGGTGGTGTCGAAGTGGGTGACGAACCGGTAAATGATACAAGCCATGAGGAAGAATTCGTTAAAACCGTTTGAAGGTGAATTTGTCTGGTGGCACACCCTTACCGGAAAAGAAAAGCTGTATGTCGTTTACTTCCTGCTCAGTTTTACCTTGATGGCGGGATTGACGGACGGCAATTCGATTTGGGTGATGTTTTTGGCAGTATTGAATTTCGGCAATTCCGTGCGGCTGATAAAAAGAGTGCCGATAGACAAACTGGAAGATTTTTAGTAAGCAAAACAGCTGAGTGATGGAATATTTCGAAAACGAACTATGTGTAACCTATGAGGAGCTTACCTCTGGCGATGATCCTGTTATAAAGTATAGTACTTTAAACAGCAACATCACCAGAAAAAGAATCCGAACCGCCAAACGTGGCGGTGGCGAAGGTTCCTGCGCATTGATTATCTATTCCTCGCTCCCTGAAAAATACAAGGCCCGTTATGTGGCGAAATATGGTGATCCGGTAGAAGCATTAAAATTACAACGTATGAGAAACAGGGTGAAAATAGACGAAAAGGCAAGAGAGTTTTACGAGGCGTTCAAATACGACATGAACGGTGTTCAAACAGGGCTTAGCAAAAAACTGATAGCAGAATATACTTTGAACGCTTCGGTGTTGAATACCTTGGTGTGTGACTTGGAAGATAAGGCGACCAACCGGAAGATGTTAGGCAACAGCCTCAATACTTTGTGGGAATGTGTCGCCACCACCAGCGAGAACTTGCGCGAAATCTATGGTCATACCCTGCCGGAAAACCTTGCGCGACTGAGGGGGAAAATCCGATGTTACAAATTACAGGGATACCCTTCCCTTATCTCCGGCAAGGTAGGCAACGCCAGTACGTTGAAAATAACCGAGGAGGCAGGTCGTTTCCTGATCGCCTTGAAGCGCAGCCGGGTTCCGGTTTATACCGACTCACGGATATTCGAGGAGTATAACCGGGTGGCACCGGAAAAAGGCTGGAAAGAACTGAAGAGCAAACGCAGCCTGACGATGTGGTTTAACCGCCCGGAGATACAGCCGCTTTGGTGGGACGCCGTACATGGCGAGATGTCGGCGCACCAGCGTTTCGGCCGCAAGCACCGTACGGAACTGCCCTCACGCCGCGACACGCTTTGGTATGGCGACGGTACGAAACTGAACTTGTATTATCAGGACGAGAACGGGGATATGCGCACCACGATGGTGTACGAGGTGGTGGATGCCTACAGCGAGGTGCTGCTGGGCTATTACATTAGTGATCACGAGAACTTCGAGGCACAATATAACGCCTACCGCATGGCCGTCCAGGTTAGCGGGCACAAGCCTTACGAGATCGTGCACGACAACCAGGGCGGACATAAGCGGCTGGAGAAGGAAAAGGGAAAGAAAGAGCCGGGTTTCTTTGATCTGATCTGCCATGTGCACCGCCCGACAGCCCCCTATAGCGGGCAAAGTAAGACGATAGAGAGCATCTTTAACCGTTTCCAACAACAGGAATTGAATAAGGACTGGCGGTTTACCGGTATGAACATTACCGCCAAAAAGGAGAGCAGCCGTCCGAATTTGGAGTTTGTCGAGGCGAACAAGGACAAACTTTTCACTTTGGAGGAACTGAAAGCCCACTACGCTGAAGCACGCAAGGCCTGGAACGAGGCCAAACATCCGGCGACCGGGATTCCCCGCATTGAGATGTACGAAAAAAGTGTAAACGAGGAGACGGACGTGGTGACGGTCTATGACATGGTGGATATCTTTTGGATATGGACGAAAAAGCCTGCCACCTTCACTGATTCGGGCATAGAGATCACCATCGGCGACAAGAAACTGCCTTACGAGGTGTACGAGCGTCCCGGCGTGCCCGATCATAAATGGCGCATGAAAAATACCTATCGCCGGTTCTATGTCAAGTATGATCCGAACGACCTTCGCGGTATTCGCCTGTATTGGGAGGACAATGCCGGTGGCCGGCGGTTCGAACGGGTGGCCGAGCCTTATATGGTCATCCATCGTGCCTTGCAGGACCAGACGGAGGGCGAGGCCGCCTTTATACGTCGGGAACAGGAAGCGAACATTCAGGATCGTATCGACCGTCAGGTGATTGCCAAAGAAATAGAATATGCCTACAATGTAGCTCCGGAACAGCACGGTCTGAGTACACCGAAACTGAAAGGTGTAACCGCCGAGGTGCAACGTGAAATCGACCGCCGTACAGGGAAGTATAGCCGGAATCCGGAAGAATATCGTATCGGTCGTGCGACTAAGAAAGCCAGCCTCCTTACCTGGGATCAACTGAAGGAGAATAAGGTTGTTGACATGCGCAAGGTGGCAGGCAAACTGTAAAGCAAGAAATTATAATCTATAAAATATAAACGATATGAACGAACTAAGTACCAAAGAAAAGGACGTGATCCGCGAGGCACTCCGGACATACGTCGCCAAATATCCGAGCCAGAACAAGGCAGCTGGCAGCTTGAAGAACACCAGTGTCGGCACGATCAGCAGTATCATGAACGGCAAGTATGAGAATATCTCGGACGAGATGTTCCGTAATATCGCCTCACAGGTAGGCTGTCGGTCGAAAGATACCGGCTGGCAGATCGTGGAGACGTCCGCCTATCAGGAAATCCGTTATGCGCTGGATGATGCCCAGCGCTGGCGTAACGTGACGTGGGTGGTCGGCGAGGCTGGATGCGGAAAGACGACGACGGCACGCCTTTACACGGAAGAGCACAAGGAGGTTTTCTATATCCTTTGCTCCGAGGACATGAAGAAGGGCGATTTCGTGCGTGAGATCGCCCAAAAGGTCGGGATCAAGACGGACGGGCACAATATCCGTGAAATCTGGGGCCTGATCCTGGACGACGTGATACAGATGGATGCGCCGCTTTTGATCTTCGATGAGGCGGACAAGCTGACCGAGCCGGTGTTCCATTATTTCATTAGCATGTACAACAAACTGGAGGACAAAAGCGGAATCGTTTTTCTTTCCACCGACTACATCAAAAAGCGCATCAACCTCGGTTTGCGTCACCAGAAACCCGGATATAAGGAGTTTTTCAGCCGTATGGGGCGTAAATACTTCGAACTGGAGGAAACGACTGCCGGCGATGTTTACTCCATCTGCGTGGCCAACGGAGTACAGGATAAGAAGAAGATCGAGGAGGTGATCCGGGATGCCGAGCCGTGCGATTTCGACCTTCGCCGCGTGAAGAAAGCAATCCATCGGGCCAAACGGATGGGTGAGTAAAACAGCGTTTTAATAACATTCAAACACCGTTCAAAAGATATGAAACGAGCATTGAGCGTCCGGGATATACTGGACAAAAAATATAATACTTTCCCCTTCGAGGGAAAATGGAAGGAGGCGTTCGGAACACCGGAGCGTGTCGGCGTGTGGTTTATCTGGGGAAACAGCGGTAACGGTAAGACGTCGTTCGTCATGCAACTTTGCAAGGAGCTTTGCAAGTATGACCGGGTAGTTTACAACAGTCTGGAAGAGGGCGCGTGCCTGACGGTACAGAACAACCTGAAGATGCACGGCATGTCGGAAGTAAGCCGTCGGCTGGCATTCATACAGGAGGACATGGAAGCGTTAAAAGCCCGCTTACGTCGCCACAAGAGTTACAACATCGTGGTGGTTGACAGCTTCCAGTACACCCGCATGAGTTACCGTGACTACATCGCGCTGAAAGAAGCCTTCCCCGGCAAGCTGTTCATCTTCATCAGCCATGCCAAAGGCAAGAACCCGAAAGGCGATGCGGCCGAAAGCGTGATGTATGATGCCACGCTGAAAATATGGGTCGAGGGAGGAAAGGCTTTCAGCAAGGGACGGTTTATCGGTAAGACCGGCGAATATGTCGCCTACCCGAGGCTGGCCGAGGAGTATTGGAGTGACAATGGGACAAAAGCGGTGAGCCATGAATAAGAAAAAGATTTACCAGTTAGGCATGGAGCCGCAATACGCCGCCCATGTGATCCTGCTCTGGAACGAAGGCGAATACCCCTGCGATATCCGGGTACGGCGTGCCAAGACCGCCGGTCTGATAGTTGTCGAGGTCGAGGAACTGGAACTGGCTAATAAAATCGTGAACGTCACCCGTTGCAAGGTGGCGATAAAAGAAGTCGAACAATCTAAATAACCGGATCATGAATGAAGTGATAGAAGCAATCGTAAATGACGCGGTGGAAAGGGCAATGGCATTTTCACCTTGTGACCAATCATTCATTTACAGCGAAGTCTCAGATCGCCTGTCGGATTTATCGCATACGGCACTGATAACCGAGTACGGATTTAAAGAGGAGGACTTCGAATGAGTAGGAATTATGCACGTTTTTATACCCTCCTTAACCGTTTGCCTACAGAGGATAAGGACGAATTGAAAGCCTCGCTGGTCAGCCAATACACCGGAGGACGCACCGAATCGCTCCGGGAAATGACCTATAACGAGTACGATGCCATGTGCGAGGACATGCAGCGTATGGATGAGAATTACAAGGCGCGGGAAATCTACCGTGAGCAGCTACGGCAGAAACGCTCCACGGTGCTGAAGTTGATGCAAAAGCAGGGTATTGACACGACCGACTGGAACCGGGTGGATGCCTACTGTCAGAATCCCCGGATCGCGGGCAAGAAGTTTGCCCGGCTGACGACAGAGGAACTGGATACGGTGGCCATCAAGCTGCGGATCATTCAAAGGAAAGACAGGGAAAAGAACACGGATTATTCACAACTAAATTAATTAAAGCTATGACAGAAGAAAGAAAAGCCGTTGAAATGACGGACGAAGAACTGAAACAATTCGAGGCGTTCAAGGCAGAACAGGCCGCCAAGCGAGCCAAGGAACAGGCCAAACGTGACCGCGAGGCCTACAAGGAACTGGTGGACGAAACGATCGAGGAGGCGATCCCGGACTTGCAAGCGGTAAGCGACTGCATCAAGACCGTGAAAAACGGCGTACTGAATAACTTCCGCCGCGTGATCGACATGAAGTCGGAAGTCTTGAAGTTGAAAAAAGACGGCCAACGCACGGACACCTTCACCAATTCCGCTGGAGACAAGCGTATCACCGTAGGGTATTATGAAACCGACGGCTACCGCGACACGGTGGAGGACGGTATCGCCATCGTGAAGGAGTATATCGAGGGGCTTGCCGACAACAAGAAAACGAAGGCACTCGTAAAAATGGTACTCCGCCTGTTGGCCCGTAACGCGCAAGGAACGCTGAAGGCAAGCCGTATTGTCCAGCTTCGCAAGATAGCCGAGGAATCGGAAGACGAGCGTTTCATGGAAGGCGTGCAGATCATCGAGGAGGCCTACCAGCCGGCCATCAGCAAACAGTTTATCCGGGCCGAGATAAAGAACGATAACGGGGCATGGATAGCGATACCGTTAGGAATGACGGAGGCATGAAGGTGAAATCCGCCACCCTTACCCCCGGCTACTGGATATATGTCTGTCCCTGCGACTTTCAGTATTCGGTTTGTCGGGTGGATAAAACAGAGGGGAAATGGCTGGTATATTGTTTCAAATGCAAACAATCCAATGGAAAATATCACAAGATTATGGTAGAAAGAATAGAATTTTCTAAAAACTGGAACGGGAAATTGAACGGCGATAGCTTCACAACCATGAGGCTGCATGATCCCGTGAAATATTGCGTCGGTGCCGTCAAGCAGATTTACTTGAAGGGCATCTGGAAGGGGAATGCCCGGATCATAGACGTGAAACGCATCCTCCTTTCGGATATAAACCTGTTCGTCTCGAAGTTGGATATGGGCCTTTCGGCGGAAGATTGCAGGCAGGCGTTTCGCGCCATGTACAAGAACCGCCCGGTCAATTGGGAAACCCAGCTGATCGACCTTTGCCTTCTGGAATACTTGAAGGAATCCAAAGAGCCGGAATTATTCCCGTGCCGGGAGGGGGAGGTGAGAGTATGAGCAGGAGCGTGCAATCGATCGATCTTTTTATCGACAAGTACACCCCCAAGAGGGAGGTTGTAAAGGCAGGGGGCTTTATTTGCCCCACTTGTAACGGGAGCGGCGGTTTCCAGGAAGAAATAGGGCGCGACGATTACAGATGGAAGACTTGCCCCCGTTGTGACGGGACGGGTAGAATGAGAGCTGTCGTTACGGTGGACTGGAAAGCGGACTACGACTCTTGAAAACCGATGATCCGAAAATGCCGGACGGCGGGTTTGGTCTGACAATGATTAATTTTTAAAACAGGGAAGAAATGATGAACAGTATTTTAAACAGGTTAAAAAGAAAAGCGGATCGACCGAATAAGACGGACGAACTGCTACCCAAACGGGAGAAAACGATCCCGCCGCATATTGTGGTCTGCAAGGTCTGCGAGGGCAAGGGCAAGAAAGACGGTGAGATTTGCCCCCAGTGCAAGGGCTCCGGGCGCGTGATCGTATCATGTGAAGTAACAACCTATATTTCGGCTTACGTGCCGGAAAACAATCAAAAATAATCAGTTATGGAGGAAAAAGTAAAGATTTTGATGGAACTGGATAAAAAAACAGTTCAGGCGGCAGCTTATTTGGCTAATATAGACCTGTCGGATGAAGTCTGGCAGAAAATGGTTGCAGAACCGATTCTTTTCCCCACGGAACTTATGGAAGAACAAAAAAAAGGAAATGGAATTGGGAATGGCGATGGCTGCTTTAGGTTTAACATTACAAAAACAGGAGGAAACAAAATGAAACGAGTACAAGGAACTAAAGGTGTATCACTGTTTGAGTGTATCAACGCCGATCAGAACAAATGGAATGTCCGTTGGGACGTGCGGGATAACCCTGCCGACAAAGAGGGTAAAGTGAAAGGCGTAAACTACATGGAAGAAACGTTCTTGTTCAAGCCTGATTTGTCGGACGTAAAATCGGTCATGTCGATATGGTGCAGCGGTGAGGAAGCTGTGGGCCGTTTCGTACTGGACGGAAAGAATATCACGCTGGAACGAAGCGGCATACTTCTGTTGCGCAGCCAGGCAGAACAGGCGGTGAAGGACAACGATGCAACTGTTCCCCTTATAACAGAATCCGGAGTGGTTGAGGTTTCACCCAATGAAGCCCTGTTCATTTCCGGCCGTGTATTGGCCAATTATGGTGACTGCGATAAAAACATCAAAAAGCAGCTTGATTCTATCGCCAATGCCGATACGATCGAAACGCTGACCGCAATTAATTTTCAGGAGGGTTACCCGGAACCGTCCTTCATGACATTGGAGGAAGTACGTGCCGCCATCGCCTCGGCCAAGAAAACACCGGAACAGCAGGCGGTCCTCTTCGCCCAAATGACCATCAACAATACCGATATGACGAACAACGAAGCTCTCCTGCTGAAAGAAATCCATCCGGAATGGAAAGACTTCATCGGCAAGACTCTGAAAGCGAAATTCCGTGTCCGGTATGAAGATCGTCTCTACCGGGTAAGACAGGAGATTTCCACTGTCCTGGCAAACCAGCCACCCAGTGTTGATACTGCCGCCCTCTACGAGGAAATCAATGAGGAACATGCCGGGACCCAGGACGACCCAATACCGTACAATAACAATATGGAATTGTTCTCCGGCAAATACTATTCCCAGGGCGGTACCACTTACAGATGTACCCGGAACACCGGACAACCGGTTTATCAGGATTTGTCGGCGTTGGTTGGGATTTATGTAGAAAAGGTTTAATGACAACAGGGCCGGATAACTCCGGTCTTTGTTTAATCTTAGAGAAATCAAAGATATGCAAGAATTTAATTTATCAGAAGGTGGCCACGAATGGGAGAAAACCAATCTTGTGACGATAGAGGGAAAACGCCCGTATGATATATACAAATGTAAAAGATGTGGCATAACCGGTAAGTCTTACAGATTGGGAACGATTGAAATACCGGAAAGAAGTATCCCTAAAATGGGAACATGTCAAAAGTTGCAAAGATATGACTCTATCAAGATTACTCGTTGTAACGCTTGTGGTCAAGAATTTATAGGGCTAATACCCGGAAGTGTGCATCAAACCGTACCACCGCCTAACGGCGAAGACAATAAACGCGGTGAATGGGTGATGGGGAAAACAGAACCGGTATTAGTTCTATTTGGAGAATTTCAATATTTAAAGGAGTAAATATGGTAAAAATGACAAATCAAATAGGCTTAGTTCAAACCGTAGCGCAATGCATCAAAGATGCGGAAGGCACAATCGAAAAGATTAAAGAACAATACCCGAGATTGCGAAGCAAACCATCCAAGCAAGGGGCAAAAAGAAGCCTGGAGTTTTTCGAGGCGGTAGTTTATCACCTGAAACGCTTACAGCAGTTGGAAACGGAAAAGGAATCGAGCCATGAGTAAGAGATTTTCATACCGGATAAGGTTTAAGGATGGAACCTGGCTGAAAAAGGGCTGCCCCCGAAACCACAGAGGGATAACATACTCTATGGAAAAAGTCGGTAAGCCTTCCGAGGCCAGGGTGTTCAAATCTTATTCGGAAGCCGATAAGGTGAGGGAAATACTTATCAGCATTGTTTTCGGTGAAGAATGCGAAATAGAGATTATCCCTGAGTTTGAAAATCCCAAAGCCCGGTTAAGGCAGTTACGCAAAGGGGATTGTTTTATGCTCTACGGAAACCCTTATATTGTAATACGGACTTATTGGAGTAAAACAGGACTGTTTAGGCTGAAGAAATACATCTGCAAAATGAAGTTCGATGAATTGGAATGCGGCTTCACCTCGGATGTTGAAGTCTATCGAATTTCGCGTTTACTGTTCGATGCACTTGTGCAAGGAGAGCAACAATAATATACAAACGGCGGGAAGTGTAAAACTATCCCGCCGTTTATTTTGCAGTAAGTTATCATTTAACTACTTTTGTACAACAACTCATAATCAGGGATAAATGGAACTGAAAGGATGCTCATACGCCCGTCGGGTGACCGAAGTGAACGCCATTTACGACGAATACGCCAAAACCGGACTGTCGAACCGGGAAATTTGGCGCAGGTACATTTATCCCATTTACAGTATTTCAGAAAAAACCTTCTACAACTACATCAATGCAGCGGCAAAGCCCGCCGTTATCGAAAAAGGGCGGGAATTGCAGCTTACTTTGTTCGGATAGCCACATCGGGCGGAACCGGATGTTTGACCAGTTTCTTCACCGCCGAATCGTCGTACAAAAGGGTTTGATAGACTTCTGTATCGTCCAATATTTCTTCGTGGTCGTGGCACGGTATGGATGCCGACCGCTTGAATGATCCCCAATATTCGCCGGTGAACCCGTGCAAACAGCGGTTTATCTTGTCGAGCAAATCCAGGTGGAATTCCTCGCCGTCGTATCCTTCCGGCAGGGCGATCGTCAGGACGTGCAGCCCGACAGTCAGGTCAGCGTCCTGTAATCCGCCTTGCTGGTGCCGCCATGCCAAACGCCCGAACTCAATAAATACGGCGGGCATCGGGAAATGCGCCTCTTCCTCAATAAATTCCACTTGCCGGTTCCACAATCCGAAATGCTTGATTGCGTAATCGGGCGTTTCTCCGGCTTCTACCATCTGTTTGATACGTTCCTCCGATACCAACACGATGTCGCCACCATCGGCCAGCAAAAGGCGCGACAGGCGTTTCTTTAGTTCGCGGTATAAAATCTTTCTCATTTGTCTATGATTGGGTGTCGTTTTAAATAATCCTCAAAGTTCTGTTCGGTTATTTCCCGAATGATCCGGTCGGTATTGCGTCCCGTGCCGATAAAGCGGCGTTCGGGTATCTTGACGGTAGAACCGACTTTCTTCAACGCCATTCTTCGCCAAAATTCAGCCTTATCCGACAGCTTTTTGTTTTCTTCCTCGCGTGCCAGCCAGCCTTGCAACTGTTTGTCCGTTGCTTTTGGACGTTTTTTCTTCTGTTCTCCAGATTTAGAATACTTAGCTTCTTTTAGGTATCTCGCTAAAAAATACCTTTTCATCTTCCGGGTAACTTTAATTTCCCCGCCTTCATTATGAATCCGGGCGTATGGCCGGGAAGACGAATAAACCAGTTCGCCCCGCCGTTTCCGGCTCCGGATACTCCGGCGCAGCCCGCCGGTGCGTTGCAGGAGTGAACCAACCCCGTCGTCAAATTTCCGTTCGGGCCATTCTTTTTCGTCGAAGAAGGCTTTCCGCTCGAAATTCCGGTCAAATTCCTCGTCAAACTCGACTTTGATGTCCTCTATTGACCGGTCGATGACTTCTTTCTTAAAATCTCCGTCCATAGGATTGGGTTTTAAATTATTAGTTGTATATTTGCAGTGAAAAGCGAGTGAATTGTGTGGGCTAAGCTGGTCAAGAACCTAAGGGGCCGCCGATTTATTCGCTTTTTATTTTGTCCGTTACCGAATACAGAAAACGATCGTATTTTTTCTTGCCGTCCCTGTTTTCAAATTCGGCTTCGGCCACATTCAGATATACCGTTTTACCGTTAATATCCCCTTTCAAATAAAAGAACCGTTTTACCTTATCTTTTCGTGCGTGACTTAATCTGTCAGACGTACTGACATAAACAGACTGTTTCAATACGTTATCCAGATGTGCCAAATCGTCCGGTTTTAATACGGATGACCGCCCGAAGGTATCACTGTATAAGTGCTTATTTCCTTCTTTGGTAAATCCGATGCTTTTCTTTACCCCGCCTATTTCCAGCACGACCTTCTTTTTCAGAAGCGGCTGCATTTCCCGAAGGTAGTGCTTCCGTTCGATGGCCGCCTGCGATTTGCTGATGTCCCCGGCGCATTCCCGAATGATCGGGCAGGCGGCGCAAAGTTCGTTGCTTGGAATCTTTGCCAGTTCCAGCTCGTTCTTTTTACAGGTGGCGCACTTCTTGATCGTGTAAGAATTGTAAGCCGGGTAAGCCGCCCGCTGTTTGCCGGGGTTAAACCGGAACATCTCGGCATATTTGCCCTCGGTCGCCTTGTCCCCGGCTTTCATGGCCTCGTTGCTGTCAGTGGCCGGATATTTGGCAGCACGTACCTTTTGGACGGTACAACGGCAGTTAAAACCGTTCGGCGGATAATACTTGTCCCAAAACGGATCGGAAGGCGGCAAAGTTATACCGTTCAGCTCCTGGTGTGCCGGGCGAACCTTCTTGTCCCCGGCGGTACGGTATTGGAGTAAATAACGACCGTCCCCGTCATCCTGTTGTTCTTCCCAACGGGCCGCCATTTCCGCACTCTGCAGGGCGAAATTATATTCCGTTTTCAAATAGTGCTTGTTGTAAGCGTCATTAATCTTCTGAACGTCGTTTGAAAAGCGTTCAAACGGTTTTAAATCGCCGTTTTCGTCCAGCAACAGGTTTGCCGCCTCCTTCATTTCGTGAAAGGTTTTGAACCCGGAGAACACACCGGCACTTTCCCGAAGGCTGGAGGCCATCGCTTCCGACAGCGATTCCTGTACAACGCCCCGCTCAATGCCTTTGGAAAGGTAAGCGGCGGTTTCTTCCATCAACCGGCGGACCGGTTTTTCTTTCAGCATACCCGCCCCGAAGATGCGTTTACCGTGCAGCCACTTCATCGCCTTTTCGAACGCTGATTCAATGGCGGACGTGTCCGGGTAATCGTCGGCAGCCAGTTGCAGGTTTCCTTTCTGATACAGCAGGCTTATCCTTTCGTGCAGCCCCGCATAATCGGCGGGGCCTAATCGAAAAAAGGACGTGCCAAAGCAGCCTGTTCCGGCAGCTTCTTCACCCCGGTAATGGGTACGCCGTACTTGTCGATAAGGTATTTGGGATCGACTTCGAAGCGGTCCAGGATCATCTTTTCGTATTCCAACTGCTGCTCCGGTGTGTAGTCCACGCTGTCGTCCCACTCGAAATGCAGCCCTTTTACCGGGAAACCGTGCTTTGCCATGCGCGGCAGAAGCTGGTCGTTTACGATGTCTTTCACAAGGTCAGCGTCTTTTTTGACTACGTTCTCGAATACTTCCAAATGGACTTCCGACTGTGAAAGGCTGCTTCCATTGTCGATAGTCATCGTCTGGTTCAGGATACCTTTTGACAGTTCCGAGTTGGCGCGATCAATACGCTTGTCATAGACATTGAAAGCGTCGCCCCGTGTTGTTTCCTTAATGTCAATGTCTGTTCCGTCCGGGAACAATCCCCAGGCGGCCGCACCCATCGAAGAAAGCATGTTTTCTATCTGGCTCCGGTCTTTCGGGTCGCGTGCCGTCGTTTTGGCGATACGGATGGGCATCCCGAATATTTCCCCGAATTGGTCCCAATAGGCCAGCATATTCTTTTTGGGGATGGTCTGCGTGGCAGCTTTCAGGTATAAGCCCAAATCTTTGGGTTTCCCTGCTTCCACCACCCAGTCAGCCATCGGGCCTTCCCGGTAGGGTACACCTATTCTCCATTCGTCGCCCTGTTCCCGGACGATCACGCCGTATTCCGGTATCACGTGTTTGCGATTGACCAGTTCCACACCCATATAGCGCATTTCCCCGTCAATGCTCACCACGTCTCCCAACTGGATAAGCGAATAACCCCAGTATCGGGAATCCAAGATATAACCGACCAGATCCTTGAACCATACCGCTTCAAAAAGCCGGGTGACGTCGTCGTTCTGTTTCCCTTTGGCATCTACCAATTTGAAGCCTTTCTTCTGGACGAACCCTTTGCGCTGGTCCACACAACCGCAAAGATGCAGGTCCACTTCCACATCTCGGTAAATATCATACAACCGTTCCCGGCGCGGGTTTTCGATGTCGATAGCCTGCTGCCATGCCTGACGCCAGGAACGCATGTCCTTTTGCGTCAAGGCTTCGGCCTGTAGTTTCAGTTCGACCGTCAGCGACTGGAGCCGTCGGCGGTCTTTCGCCGAAGCCAGGTTGAACCCGCTAATCTTCATGCCGGGATTATATTTGTTCCTTTTTGCCATAATCTACCATATATAAGTATTCTGTATTCCGGAACCCCACTTGACGGGGTTGTTCACGTCTTCCTCGCCATCTTCGCCGGTTACGGTAGGAAGGTCGGGGATTATCTTGCCGGCCTGTACACCCTCCAGCCATTTCAGGGCAAGTTCGTAACGCTCTTTCCTTATTTCGTGCCCCATCTTGTTAGGCAGCCACGCGGAAAGATGGTACAAGGCCACGTCCGAGGTGCGGAGTACGATAATGTTGTTCCGTTCGCTGCCGGTAGCGGCGAAAATCTTCTTCACATCGTACCGGCTCCGCAAATAACCGGACACTTCCTCAATGGCCATCCGTTCGGCGGTTTCCCGTTTTTCTTCCGAACATTGCTGCAATACGTTCAATGCGACATTGCTGGCCACTATATAATCTTCTTCTGCCAGGAACATAGGCTTATCCGGTTATAAGGATGGCTTTCTTTTCCAAATCCTGAATGGTCGTACCTTTGCGGAACTTGCGCCGGGCGATCATCTTTTTCAGTTCCTGTTTGGAATAAACCTTCGGTACACCGGCCACCATGAGGACCAGGTATTTTCGTTTGCCTACTTCGGATAGCTCGCCCGCCAGACGGATGGCGCGTCGGATTCTGTAATTCAGAATCATGTCTTTAATAAACTGTATCATTACCACATATTTTTAGGAGACCGGCGCGTGCCGATACTCGGTTTAAACTTCTGTACTCTTGAATGCTTCTGCAATACGTTGATTGCCCCTTCGTCCGCGTCGGGACCATCATCGTGTGTGCTGCTGCCTTTTTCGATGGAAAGCGTCTGTTCGATACCGCAGAGTATGTCGGGGTCGTTCTGCAAATCCTCATTGTAAAAGACAAAGCCACGTTCCCAAAGCGGCGATACCGCTTCGATACGTTGGAACTTGTCCGGTTTCTTGCGTCTGTCGGCCTGTATGGGTAACTGGTAGCCCCGGATTTCGCCTTCCGCCTCGAAATCGTCGAGCAGGGTATCTTGCAGGAAATTAGCCTCTATCATGTATTTGCAGATAACCCCTTCCGGCAGGCTTTCGTGCAGGTCATAGAACCAGCGTACCATTTCCGCAACGGAACACTGCCGGACAAAGGCGCGGATATGGTGCAGCTCCGTCCCAATCTTGCCCCAAACCTTGATGGCTTTATAGTCGTTCTTGGTCGATCCTTTGAACGAAGGGTCGCAATAGGCGACAATCTCATCGTACTTGTCGAGCGATAATATCTTTTTCCACCTTATCCAATCTTTGCGGAACACCGAACCCTCCTTGATCGGATTGTTCATGTATTCCTTTTCGAAGGCCCGGTAACCCATGAACTCCCGCTTCTCCTGGATGCGCTCCGGTGTCCAGTATTCCGGCCAGGCGGATTTGCCGTTTTTATCCAGAACGTTCACCTGGTTAACTTCCACGCCTTTTGATGCCGCGATATTTGCCAGCACGCTGCATTTGCTGATCAGGTTGCCGACCATGATAAAACGGCCGCCCTCAGCACCGAACGCCCCGAAAAGGGCTTCTTTCACCCATTCGGTCAGCTTGCGGACGCGGCTGTCGTTTTCGCACAGTTCGTCGTCGTCGAGGTCGTCGATGACGATATAGTCCGGGCGGCGGTTCCGGTAACGGAGACCACGCGGCGACTGGCCCCGGCCACGGGCAAAGAAGGCCACGCCGTCACTGGTTACAAACTCCCCGTCCTGCCAGTTACCGGCGTTGTATTTGGTTCCGAAGTCGTGGGTATATCGCTTATTGTATTGCAGTTCGGCCTGAATATCGCCAAGCAGGGTGCAGGCGGCATCTTCTGACTTACCCACCAACACCATGACATTAATCTCGCGCCGTTTCTGCGCCATGAGCCACATCGGGATCATTACGTCCATGTGGGTGGATTTGGCTTGGCCGCGTGCCCATTTGAACACCGCTTTCAGTGTCCGGCGTTTCAGGATATTTTTAGCCGCCTCGATATGGTGCTTTGCCGAAGGGATGACCTTGCCCGTTTCGCTGTCGGTACAATAATGCGGGAAGTAATATTCCACGAAATAGGCGTAATCCTTCCGGGCGCGGCTGATACGTTCCATCTGCTCGGCCTTTGTTTCGGCTGTGTTGACGGTGGAAAAGTTTTGGATGGTCTCACAAAGCTGTTTCCATCTTTTCAGTGCTTCTTTCTGACTTATCTGTGTCGCCATATACATTATATATTATAGTCCCGGATTTTCGGCCGAGACTTGTTCGGCGATAAATATGTCCTGGTAACGGTTAGTCATTTTCAGGAAATCCACCGTCAGTTCCTTGTCTATCTGGGTACGCGCCGCCAGCCAGTTGTTATACGAGGTGAGCACTTCGATGATGGTAGTCGCGCTTGTACGTTTGTCTATCTTCTCGATGCTGGCCGCCAGTTTTGCCATTTCGTCGGCACTCATATCGCCGTTTTCCAGTTTTTCGTCGGCTTTCTTCATGATTTTAGCGACCAGTTCTTTCCGGGTAATTGATTTGGCGGTGCGCAACGCATCCCAGCCGCCGTCGCTTACCCATTTGTTCACGGTAACACGCGAGACACCCACCTTTTCGGCCACCAGCTTCTGCGTATCCCCGTTCAGGTAGTAGAGCCGGGCCAGTTCCTTTGTCTTTTCAAGTTCTTTTTTTGAAGCCATAAAAAATGATTTGCTTTTCGGCAAAATTGTAAAGGAAAACGCCGTCCGGCAATAAAGTGTGTAACGCTTACATAGAAGTGTGTAACCGTTACATACATCTGTGTAACCGTTGCACACTTTTTTTGCCCGCCCTTTTTATGCCTGTATGTTTGCAGCGTATCAACGAAAACGAAATGGGAAAACGAATTGTAATCAGCGATGAATCGGTCAACTGCTACGGCACTTGGATCAGCACGGCGGGGATGGATATTTCCCAGTATGAGAAAAACCCCGTGCTGCTTTGGATGCACTGGCGTGGCGTGATCATCGGTTGCATAAAGGATATTAAAAAGGAAGACGGTCGGGTAACTGGCGAACCCTACTTCGATGAAGTGCGCGAGGAATCCAAACAGGCAAAGGCACAATGGGAAAAGGGTACGCTCCGTATGGCCAGTGCGAATGTGGACGTACTGGAGTATAGTGACGCCCCGGAACTCGTCAAGCCCGGCCAATACCGAGCGACCGTTACAAAAAGCAAACTGACCGAGGTCAGCATGGTGGATATTGGCGGCAACGACAACGCACTGCCACTCATATTAAACGTACAAGGCAAAGAATTGAAACTGGCAGCCGGCGAGGAATCCGAAAGCCTCCCGCTGCTTATTAATAACACTCAAAAAACAGACGAAAAGATGGATTTTAAAGCGATTGCCCTAAAGCTGGGCCTGCCGGAAACGGCAACGGAAAATGAAATCCTTTCCACGATCGAGGTGCTGTCGGGCTATAAGACAGCCAACGAACAACTGAGAAAGGAAAAGGAGGAAATGCAACTGGCTGGTATCACTTCTGCCGTTGAAGCCGCCATTACCGAACGCCGCATTACGGCCGAGAAGAAAGATCATTTTATCGCCCTTGGCAAGCAGGTCGGGCTGGAAAGCCTGAAGCTGACCTTCGAAGCCATGAACCCGGCACAGAAACCAACGGATATCATCCATCCGACAGGCGGAAGTTCCGCCACATCGGAGTACAAGAAACTGTCGGACGTGCCGGCTGATAAGATGACGGAGCTTAGAGCAAACGACAAAGCCACTTACATGAAGCTGTATAAGGCTGAATATGGTGTGGACTGTCCCAATTATTAATCACAAAAAAAACGAAAGAACGAATGAAGACAAAATTCGGATTAAAAGCGATGACCGCCCTGCTGTTTAACGCGGTGATGGGCATCATGTTGGCCGCCTTTATGGGCGTGTCGGCCACGGCCGGTGCCGCAACCGCCGTCGGCGTATCATTGGCGGCAGGAAAGTACATGCCTTCCGGCTCACTCTGTGAGGGGGTATTGACGGAAGTATGGACCGGTGAACTTATCAAAACCCTTCGCGCCGGGGACGTGGCGACCTTCCTTGACGGTCTGCCCGACTACTCGCAGTATGCAGAAAATGATGTGATCCACATGATTGACGTTGGCGGTGATCCGGAAGTACTGGTCAACAACAAGACTTATCCACTTGATGTGCAGAATATCACTGATAACGACGCAGTGTTTTCACTCGATAAATTCCAGACAAAGCCGACCCCGGTAACGGACGATGAACTGTACGCTTCTTCCTACGACAAGATGGCGAGCCTCAAAGAACGCCATGCCGATGCCATCAAGGAAAAGAAATTCGCCAAAGCCATCCATGCGCTGGCTCCGGACTCCAACGCTGAAAAGACCCCGGTACTTAAAACCACGGGGGAAGTGGTCGGTGGTGGTACAACCGGCAGACGCCGCCTCCAGATGTCGGATATCATCTCCTTGAAAGACAAGTTCGATAAGATGAAAGTCCCCGTACAGGGCCGTCGCTTAGTGTTGTGTTCGGATCACGTGAACGACCTGCTGTTGACCGACCAGAAGTTCAAGGACCAGTATTACAATTATGTGACCGGAAAGATTGCCAACCTGTACGGATTTGAGGTGTACGAGTATTCGGACAATCCGGTGTACAAGGTGGCTGGAGGGAAGGTCGCTTTCGGTACGGCTGCATCGGCCAACGAATACCAGGCATCCGTGGCATTCTACACCAAGCGTGTATTCAAGGCATCCGGTAGTACAAAGATGTACTATTCCGAGGCCAAGACAGACCCGCTGAACCAGCGAAGCCTCGTAAACTTCCGCCATTACTTCATCGTACTCCCGAAAAAGAAAGAGGCAATGGGCGCTATCATGTCAGAATATAAAGCATCCTGATCATGGCACCGCGAGGAATCAGAAATTGTAATCCCGGTAACATCCGTAATTCGGATGCTACCGACTGGAAAGGGGAAGTCCCGGCCGGAGCAAAGAAGGACAATTCCTTCGAAGAGTTCAAGGATATGGCACACGGCTACCGTGCCCTGATCAAGCTGTTGCAGAATTATCGCCGCAAACACGGCTGTAAGACAATTGCCGACTTTATCAGCCGGTGGGCACCGCGAACCGAAAACAACACATCGGGCTATATCACCCGTGTATGCAGGGAAATACAAGTGCCGGCCACTTTTGTTCCCGATGTGGATGACAAAGGGACGATGTGCGCCTTGGCCGCAGCGATAAGCCAGGTTGAAAACGGCATCCCGGCGGTCATGGCCGATGTGGAAGCCGGCTGGGATTTGTTGAACGAATAATAAAACCTTGTGAAATCAGGATGGAAACTTCCGAAATCATTTCATTACTGTTCGGTGTCGTGTCTGCACCGGTTGGATTATGGATTCAGAGTTTGCTGCTCAGAAAGAAGTATAACACCGAACTTGAATCACTTCGGGCACAGGTAGAGGCTTCCAAGACGGACACACGGGGCGACGAACTGGAGAACGTAAAAAACGGGATGTCCATCCTGATGGAACAGGTCGTCGAACCATTAAAGAAAGAAATCAATGCGATACGTAAAGAACTGGCACGGCTTCGCCGGGCTGTCGAAAAGGCGAACCGCTGCCCTTTTGCCGATCATGCTGATGCTTGCCCTGTGCTGTATGAATTGCGCAGGGCCGAAGATGTCGAGGGGCACGCACGCGAGCCCACCGGTGCCTGATCCAGTGGTAAGGGACCGCCTTGTTCCTGTCTATCTTTCGCCTGATTCGGCACTTCTGACCGCCCTGTTCGAGTGTGACAGCACAGGTCGGGTCCTTATGCGGCAGGTAGAGGAGTTGAAGGGCAAACGGATGGAAACCGACCTGTCTTTTAAAGACGGGAAGCTGGACTACAAGGCGAAAGCTTCTCCCGATACGGTCTATGTACCCGGTAAGGATTCAATCATTTATATACCGCAACCGGTCGAGGTGGAAGTGAACCGCCTTACGTGGTGGCAGGAGACGTGGATGCGGATCGGGAAAATATCAATTTCAATCCTGGCTCTTTGGTTAGGTTTGAAAGGTGTTCGAAAACTATTAAAACGCAATTAATATGAGTTTACCAAATGTAAATATAACGCTGGGTAACGGCAATATCGGGACTGTCACCCTTTCGGACGACGGTATCGCCGGGCTGATCCTGACCGGCAAGGCGGTTTTGTCCACATTGGAACTGAACAAGGTCTATGTGATTGCTTCTACCGGTGATCTGAAAAAATTGGGACTGACGGCGGAAAACAACCCGTTGGCCTATAAAGAGGTGCTGGGCTTTTATGAATCGGCCGGTGACGGTGCGGAACTGCATCTGTTGGTAGTTGATGCGGCAAAGACGTTGACCGAAATCTGTTCAATGGAAGCCGGATCACCATTGAAAACGCTGATCGATTCGGCGGCCGGGCGTATCCGCCTGGTGGGTATCAACCGCAATCCGGAAGCCGAATACGAACCGACCGTTACAAGCGGTATTGACCAGGACGTGATAACGGCTGTTACAGCAACCCAGCAGGTAATTGATTCATACCTGAAACAGATTGCCCCGTTTGTGGCCCTTCTTCCGGCCCTTGCCTGGAACGGTACGACCGATAGTCTGTACCAGCCACGTGAAGGGAGTCAGGACAGTGTATCTGTCGTGATGGCCTCGGATGGGAAATATGGGGCAAGCGAATATTATTCGGCGGCTATCGGTAAGGTACTGGGGCGATTGGCAACGTGCGCTGTCAACATCTCGCCAGCCCGTGTCCGTGACGGAAGCCTGGTGGCGGCCGGTTATCTGACGAACGGAAAGAAGCCGGAGGAAAGTTACAGCCTTTGGAATGCCCTGCACGACGCAGGATATATCTTCTACCGTACTTATATCGGAAAGAACGGCTATTATCTGAATGACGACCCGACAGCGGTCGCCACGACCAACGATTACCACCGTCTGAGCCTTACACGGGTTATTCAGAAGGCACTGGTAATTTGTTACAAGACCTATATAGACGAAATACTGGACAGTGTGGCCGTTGATCCTGAAACCGGCAAGCTGCCGCAGCCGATGTGCAAGTATTACGAACAGTTGCTGGTCCGTGCCGTGAACACGAATATGGAAGGTGAAATCTCCGGGTTCACCGCCTACATAGACCCTAACCAGGATTTGATTTCAACAAATGTGCTGAAAGTGCAGGCGAAGGTTGTACCTACCGCCCTGCTCAAAGAAATCAATGTGGATCTGTCATTTGATAACCCTTTTAATAAAACAAGTGAGTAATGGCAAGTTTTAATTCAAAAGAATACGCATGGATTGATGTAAACGTGGTGTTGCTCGGCAAGCCTGTTGCCGGGCTGCGTGCCATCGAATACAAGTCCAAACGGGCAAAAGAAGCCCTGTACGCCACTGGTAAGAAGGCACGCGGCATACAGATGGGCAGGAAGGAATACGAAGGAACAATTACCGTATTGCAGTCTGAACTGGTCGCCATGCAAGCGGCGGCAAAGGCCAAAGGGTATGACGATGTAACCGACCTGGAATTTGACATCATCGTTTCCTACATTTCGGAAACGGGTGTGGTGCAGACCGACAAAATAATCAACGCCTCCATTACGGAAGCACCTAACAGTATCAAGGAAGGCGACCTGTATTCGGAACATGCGCTTCCCTTTATTGCGTGCGATGTGGAATATAATGTGGTATAACTATTATAATGTATAGAGCAATGAACGAAAAAGAAAACAACAAAACAATTACCCCCGAACAGATCGAATCCTGGAAAAAGAAATGGGGCGACGTATTCTGTGTTACCGTCGGCGACAAGATGGCCTACTTGAAACGCCCCAGCCGCCAGGCACTCAGCGCAGCCGCCGTGGTCGGGAAAAACGACCCGATGAAGTATAACGAAATCTTGTTGAATAATTGCTGGCTGGCGGGCGACGAGGAAATCAAGACGGACGATGCCCTGTTCCTCGGCGTATCTACGAAGCTGGGCGAATTGGTGGAAGTGAAGGAAGCCGAGCTAAAAAAATTATAAGCCGGACGGGTATCGCCGACAGGCCCGGCTGGTTGCTGCTTGCGGACAGCCTGATTCGGGCCTACCTGCATATCGACCCGGCAACGCTCGGAGACGAGGAATGGGGTTTGCAGGTCGTCTTGGCCGAATGGGTGAAATACGATTTTATTAAAAGCATGGGTGATTTATGGCAAACAAGATAGAATACATCTTTTCGCTCCGCGACCAGATCAGCGTGAAACTGGCGGGGATAACGGCCACCTCGGAGAAAACGAGGTCGGCCCTTTCCGGCGTGCAGGAGAAAGTCCGGTCGGCGGAAGACGTGTTTCAGGACACGGGAAAGACCGTCGGTTCGCTGAAAGCCCGGATCGACGCCTTGCAAGCCGAGAAAGAATGGATTCCGGCCGACAATCTTCCGGCCATCAAGGAATACAACCGGGAAATCGCCCGGCTTACCGGGGAATTGAACCGACTGGAAACGGCGGCCGGCGGCGGCAAGTTCCGCAAATGGGCGTCGGAAGCCTTCGACGCGATACCGGGCGCAAGCCTCCTGAAAAATCCGTTGGTTACGGGCATGACCGCCGCCACCCTTGCCGGGAGTGCCGGTATGACCTTCGACGAAAACATGGCGAAGGTGAATATCACCGCCCAACTCGACGAAACCGGGCTGGACGATCTGAAGAAACGGTTGAAACAGATCGCTGCCGACAACAAGACGGACGTACAGGTCGTGCCGGTCGGATTCGAGGCGATCAACTCGCAGGTGAACGACGTCGAATTATCCCTTTCGATACTGGACGCCGCCCTGAAAGGCAGCAAGGCGGGATTTACCGACCTCGATACCGTATCGGCTGCGTTGGCCCAGACGCTTTCCATTGTGGGCAAGGAGAACACGACGGCACAGGAAGTCTTAGATACCTTCTTTGCTGCAAAGCGTGTCGGGGCCGGAGAATTTGCCGACTTCGCCCGGTATATGCCGAACTTGATTGCCGGAGCCGACAACTTGGGTATCGCTTATAAGGAAGTTGCCGGAACTTTCGCCTATATGACCGGCAAAGGACAGTCGGCCGAACGAGCCGCCACGCTGATGGAAAACGCTTTCTCGGTATTGGGCCGGGTGGATGTACGCAAGAAGATGGAAGCCGCCGGGGTGGACGTGTTCGACGATACGGGCAAGATCCGGAGTATCGTCGATATATTCACCGACCTTCAAAACGTATTGGGCGGATTAAATGACGAACAGAAATCCTCCTTGCTCGAACAGTTCGGGCTGGTGGATAAGGAAGCCAAATCCGCTTTCTCCGTTCTGATGTCCGACACGGAGAAGCTCCGGGAATCCATGCACGACGTGGCGAACTCCACCGGCGAAACCACCGCCGCGCTCGGTTATTCCCGGAACGCCATGCAACAGGCGACCGAAGTGTGGAACCAGTTTAAGAATATCGGTTTGCAAGTCGGCGAAATCATGTTGCCGGTGATCAGCGCGGGACTGATCGTTGCCGGTGGCGTATTAGACGGCGTTTCGGTCGTGATGGATGCCGTTATCGGTTTCTTCTCCGGCTGGTACGCGGTGGTCCAGGAAGGCAACCCGGTCATTCTCGGGCTGACGACTACACTCGGAATCCTGACGGCGGCGATGGCCGTAAACTATGCC